GAAGCACAATCAGTATCTTGCTGGGGCGGTGAGGATAATAATCCTCCAGTATACGGCAAAACATTCATTTGCGTTAGACCAAAAGATGCAACTAAGTTAACCTCAGTTCAAAAATCTTCAATTATTTCTAGCGTACTACAATCACGAAATGTTGTTTCTGTTATTCCAGAGATCGTAGATCCAGAGTATTTAAATATTGCTCTTGATGTGACGGTATACTACAACGAACAGGAAACAACACGAACATCTTCTGAAATTGAATCTATCGTGACCAATGCCATCTTAGATTATGATAATACAGATCTTCAAAGGTTCGATAGCATATTCCGTCAGTCAAAACTATCAAGAATAATTGATGCGTCTGAACCTTCAATCGTTAGCAACATCACTACAGTTTTAATTAGAAGACAACTTACGCCACGTTATAATACTAGCGCACAATATATTTTAAACATTATCAATCCTATATTTGCGGACGGTATCGGAAATGGTGGATCTTTCGAAACTACTGGCTTCTTTATTGCAGGCTCAGACGAGATTCACTTTATGAATGATGATGGTATTGGCTATATTCGTCTATTCAAATATGCTGCCAATGGTGTTAAACAATATGTAAATAATAGAATCGGAACAGTTGACTACGCTGCAGGTATAGTGGATATTAGAAATTTACATATCACGGCACTAGCCGATGTAGATTTAGAAGTGTCAATTAAACCAATGTCTTATGATGTTGTTTCCGCATTAACTCAAATTGCAGAAATTGCAAGAGACCATTTATATGTTAAAGCGATCGCCGATAAGACAGCGACTGGCGATCTCCGTGGTGGATACAATTATACATTTAGTTCAAGCAGATCATAATGCACAACGGCAGCTTAAAAAAACCCAAAGTATCTTCTTTAGTAAGATCTCAACTCCCTGAGTTTGTCAGGGAGGATTATCAGACTTTTCTTAACTTCTTAGAAGCATACTATGAGTATGTAGAATCTTCTGATGTAGATCTGACCACACTGAGAGACTTAGACACTACGTTAGATTCTTTCATTCGCCACTTCAAATCTGAAGTTGCCAGTGGACTGCCAAGTAATACTGTTGATAGCAGATTTTTGTATCAGCATATTAAAGAACATTATAACGCTAAGGGTTCTGAAGCGTCATATAAACTTCTTTTTAGAATTTTATTCAATAAAGAAGTTACAGTTGAATTTCCATCAAAACAGATTCTGAGAGCATCTGATGGTAGATGGAATCAAGACGTTTCTTTGTTTGCCAAAATTTTAACTGGCACACCAAATGACGTAGTCGGTAAATTAGTAGACGTAGTAACACCAACTAAAATTATTCGTGTTTTAGTTGATAGAAGACAAGACGTTGAACTTGAGATTGATCGAGCAATTAGAGTTTCAGATGATACATATGAATTCTTAATTGATCGTCGGTTCTTCGGTAATATTGCTGTTGGCGATAGATTAAGATATCGTGATGATAACAACGGGATTTACTTCACTGCAGAAATTTTAGCCACAACAGTTAGCCTAGACATTTTAGAAGCTGGAACTGGCTTTAAAGTCGGTGATATCTATAATATTAAAAACTTCGATGGATATGGTTCCATCATGAAAGTTTCTAGAGTCACATCTGTTGGTGGAATTGAGCAAGCGCAATTTATTAAATTTGGTATTGGTTATAGCACAGACTTCACTACTACAGTATCATCACTTGCTGGACAAGATGTTTCTGGCACCGCTGGAACAATTATCCAGCGTGTCGGCTCCAATTTGAGTATTTCTGAGAGACTCGATGGTTTTTCTGAATCTGGTACTATTAACACAGCAGACTACAATATTGATGTTTCTGGGATACCAGCATTCGAAGGATCTTACGCTGGTATAGTATTACGTGAATTTGGTATTAGTTCTATAGACTCTCAGGTAACAGATACAAATCCTGCTATTATTAAAGTTGCTCTTGGTCCTCTTGCAAAATATCCAGGTTATTATGTTACCAATGACAGCTTCTTAAATGACGCAATTTTCATTCAAGACAGTCGTTATTATCAAGCATACTCGTATGTTATCAAAATTGATGAGAAACTTGAATCCTATAAAACTGCAGTTAAGAATCTAATCCATCCAGCAGGTATGGCGATATTTGGCGAGTATGATATTCGTAACGAATTTGATATTAGCCTAGAGTTAGAATCTCTAATTAAAATTCTTGCAGTGACTGTTCAGGATGAAATTTTCTCTACGCATGCAAAAGAAGTTATTGCTGTCAATAAGTATATTGAAAATGCAACTTTAACTGCTGATGGTTTTGCAGATGGTCAATTTGTAACAATGGTTGAAAACGGTATTGCTCTAGATTCAACTAGAACTATGCCTTTCTGGACATTCAATAAACAAGTTATTCAAACTACAGCCAACTATGATGCTGTAGTTGAAGGGCAATCTATTTTAATGTTAGACGAGACTGGTTCTCTGACAACAAGAACAATGCCTTTCTGGACATTTAGTAAACAGCTTATTGAAACAACAGCCAACTATGACGGTGTAGTTGAAGGTCAATCTGTTATGATGCTTGATGAGACTGGTTCTTTGACAACAAGAACTGTACCTTATCTAGAAGTATCTAAGTCGTTAAATGCTACTACCTTTAACTATAATAATGTTTTAGATGACACAACGACAACTATAACTGAAACAACCATATCATATGGAGACGGCACCAGAGATGGTATCGCTGCATTAGATATGACTAATAAACAGTTAGATTCTGTCCATGTTTTAAATGACGGAACAACTGTTGACAATGAAACACAAATAATTTCAGATACAGATGCCTCTAGTGGATCTGACCTAAATAGAACAAGACCCGCATTCACAACAACAAAAACTTTATTAAATCAATATTTTATCGTTTCTGGCGCGACTTATGCTGGTGACAATAATACAATTCCAACCGACTCGGGTGGTTTCTTAGACTTTAATCCATACGGAGAAGCTGGTTACTTCTTAAATGATGGTGGGTTATTTGTTGGAAACCAAATCAATTTTTCAGGCTAATCGTAGCAAATATTAAAGGAGAATTCTATGAATTTACAAGAACAAGATACGCTAAAAATGAAGGGCGAGCTTCACGTTGTAGTTCGTGACGAAAGTGGACAAGTTAAAGAATCATTTACAGTTCCTAATTTAGTCGTTACTGCAGGCAAAACATATATTGCATCGCGCATTGTTGGTGCCGCAACAACAGTAATGACTCACATGGCTATTGGTACATCAACAACTACTCCTGCAGTTGCTAATACTACATTAGGAACAGAAGCTGGACGTGTTACATTGGCGTCATTCACTTCTTCTACTAATCAAGTTACCGCAACTGCTACATTCCCAGCTGGTACTGGTACTGGCGCAATTACTGAAGCTGGTATTTTAAATGCTTCAACTGCTGGAATAATGCTTTGCCGTACAACTTTCCCAGTTGTTAATAAGGCAGCAGGTGATTCTATCGCTATCACTTGGGTTGTTACAGTAAGCTAATCGGATAAAAAATGGCATCTTCATCTCTACTGAAGTCTACTTTACATAACTCTATCGCAGAGGGATTGTATAGTGAGATTCAGAATCGTTCCGCAAGATATTATTACTTTCTAGGTAAAACTGTTGAATGGGTGGATGATAATAATCCTCCATATCCTATTGATAGTTTTGCTTATGAGTTGGATACTCGTAAAGAGATTATCACACTGAAGGAAATTAAATCTACAGACGTCGCATTTGTTCTTCCCCGTGTAGACTGGGTTACTGGAACAATTTATGATATGAACGACGATCAGTATAGCACTGAAGTTCAAGGCATTAATCTGATTTCTGGTGGGTTTGGATACTCAGATCCACCAACTATTACTATTTCTGGCGGTGGTGGTACTGGTGCATCAGCTGCACCAGTATTATTGGATGGTGTTGTTATTGGGATTGAACTCGCGTCAAGAGGATCTGGTTACACATCTATTCCTACTGTAACCATTTCTGGTGGTGGTGGTGAGGGTGCGTTTGCTGAGGCTAAAGTTACTATTGGTTATTCTGGGGCACAGAGAGTTGAAGATGCAAACACTTATGTCCTCACAGATGAATACCATGTATATAAGTGTTTAGACAATTATAATAATTCGGTATCAACGTCAAAACCAATTGGTACCGTTGTAGATCCAGTCATTATGCCTGATGGATATATGTGGAAGTATTTGTACAGTATTCCTATTGCGCTCCGTAATAAATTTTTGACAGATGCTTATATGCCTGTTGTCAATTCACTTCGCTCTCAGTTCTACTCTGGTGGAGAATTATTAAACGTGATTATTGAATCTGGCGGTGAGGGTTATACCTTTGCTAACATATCAGTTTCTGGTGACGGATACCGAGAATCAAACCCACTATTACTTAAAAGCGTTCAAATAACAACTGGTGGAACTGGTTACACTTCTGGCGCTACAGTTGATATTGATCCTCCATTTAGTGGAGCTAATCCATGGGTCAACGCTGTTGGCATTCTTCTTGGGCAGAAAGTTGAATATAACAACAACTTATATCAGGCGACTGTATCAGGAGTATTGGCTTCTCCTGCTCCGACACATAAATCGGGTACTGTTGCAAATGGTACGTCCGCGCTAGAATATATCGGAACACGAGCAACTGGTACAGTTACAGTCTCTAGTGGTGTTGTTACGGGTATTGTATTAAAAGGTAGCGTATACGAAATCAATATCACAGATGGTGGTTCAGGTTATACATCAGCACCAACAATAACATTAAGTGGTGGTGGCGGTTCTGCTTTCGTTGCGGGAACAGTCATGCGTGGAACATCAGTTTCTAAAGTAGTTATTTCCGACGCAGGCATTAATTACACATCTGTTCCTTTAGCAGTATTTGGTACTGCATGGACAGCTTCTACTGCGCTAACTATTGGTAGACAAGTGTATCAATCCAGTAGATTATACACAGTTACTACTGCTGGCACTACTGGCACAGTTGCTCCAACACATACAACTGGCGCAGTAACCAATGGAACTGCAGTATTAACATATGTGGGTTCTCCTGCAACTGGTACGGTTTCTTTAAAATACGGCGCTGGTTATTCATCATTACCTAATGTTCAAATTCAACCTGTTTCTGGCGGTGCTGGAGCCACTGGTTATTTTGTTGGGGTTAAATCTGAAGCAAAGTTAATTCCATTATTAGACAATGGGCAAATTATTGGTGTTCAAATTGATGATGGTGGAACTGGGTACACATACGCCAACTTAACAGTTTCTGGTAATGGAACATCTACTGCTATATTAACAGCAGACTTGTCTCCAGGTGATCTTGATACTCTACAAGCAAACACAGAACTATTAACACCCGATGGTCGATTGATGGCATACCCAGTGATTTCTGGTGGGTTTGGATATGGTTCTCCACCAACAGTAACTATTACTGGCGATGGAACGGGAGCAGCAGCTTATGCCGTAGTTGATGCTGGTGCAGTTACTAAAATTATAGTTACTAATTATGGTTTGGGTTATCGCTGGGCTGATGTCGCTATCACTGGCGCTGGACAAGGTGCAACTGCTCGTGCTGTTCGTGCTCCATATGGTGGACATGGAAAAGATCCTATTAACGGTATGTTCGGTAGAACTTTGATGTTTTATACTAATATCTCCCGTGACACAAATCAAGGATTTGATGTAAAGAACGACTTCCGTCAAATTGGTATCATTAAGAATCCAAGACAGCTTGGTAAAGTGGCGTTATTGAAAAGTTCGTTAGCGTCAGCATGTTATGTAATAACTGGCAATATCGATACATTAAAATTCACTCCAGACATGGATTTATTCCTCAGTAGTATAACTGGAAAAAAATTCAGAATTGTATCTTCTACCTCTACTGCAGTTTTAATACAATCATTGGATAACGCTATCCCTACAGTTGGCTCTGTTTTCTTAAATTCGTTATCAGAAACATTTACAGCTGCAGGTGTCACTGTTCCAACAGTAGATAAATACTCTGGTGATTTACTGTTTATCGATAATAAACAAGCGTTCACTCCTACACAAGACCAGACGGTTACACTTAGAACTGTTATTAAGTTCTAATAAATAAGTAAACAACTTAAAGATAAAGAGCAAAGAATGATCGACTTCAATACCGAACCGTATAATGATGATTACGACGAAACAAAACAGTTTTATAGAATTCTGTTTCGTCCGAGTTTTGCTGTTCAGGCTAGAGAACTTACACAGATGCAAACGATTCTTCAGAATCAAATTGCTCGACATGGTGATGCTATTTTCAAACAAGGCGCGATGGTAATTCCAGGACAAGCCTCTGTTGAAACGATTGAACAAACAAAAACTAAAGGTGCCGACTACGTTAAGTTAGCTGCGATTTATTCTGGTGTTGCAGTTGAAACCTTTATTAGTTCTTTAAGCGGAGTTAAACTTATTGGCTCTAGCGGAGTTACTGCAGAAATTGTTAAAATACAAAATTCTCAAGAAACAGACCCAACTACAATCTATGTTAGATACACAAATTCTGGCACAGATACTATCACAAAAACATTTTCAGATGGTGAAGTTATCACAACTGAAGCTGGAACGTATTCATTCCAAGCCCTTGGTGCAGATGCTATCGGTAAAGGTTCACTCGCTACAGTTGAGCAGGGTGTTTATTATATCAATGGTCACTTCTGTCTTGTAGAAAAACAAACGATTGTTCTCGACAAATATTCAAACGCACCAACATATAGAGTTGGTTTGAATGTTGCAGAATCTGTTGTCACTCCAGAGCAAGACGAAACTCTATTAGATAATGCACAAAATAGCTACAACTTTGCAGCACCTGGTGCGCATCGTTATTCTATTGATTTAACATTAACCAAATTAGACATTACTTCTGAAGAAGACCAAGACTTCGTAGAGTTAATTCGAGTTGTTGATGGTAAAATTAAAACAATCGTTGATACTACAGAATACTCATTCTTAGCAAATGAACTTGCGCGTAGAACATATGATGAGTCAGGTGATTACACCGTTCGTTCTTTTGAAATTGATGTTCGTGAACACAGAAACAATTCTCGTGGCGCATGGACAGCAAACACAGCATATTTGATCGGTGATATTGTAACTAGCGGTGGTAAAACATACGTCGCTAAAAACAGTACAACTTCTGTATCAACTGCTCCAGTTCATACATCGGGTTCTGTTTATGATGGATCTGGTAATACTGGTATCTATTGGGAGTATAACGAAACCCCATCATACAATCGTGGCATCTACTTAGATGGAGATGAAGCAAAACTAGCTGTCGGTCTAGAACCAGGAAAAGCATATGTTCGTGGTTTTGAACTTGAAAAAGATTCCACAACATTCTTGGCAGTAGATAAAGCCAGAGACTTCTCTCAGGCAGTTAATGCTATTATCCCAGCCACAGTTGGTAACTATGTATTAGTGACTAACGTGAATAATGCTCCACCAATGGAAACTTTGGATAGAGTCACATTATATAATCGCGTTAGTGGAGCATCACGTGGTGCAGTTCCATCTGGTGCACAGATTGTTGGTTACGCTCGCGCTCGTTTCATGGAATGGCATGATGTATTACCATTCGGAAACACTTCTGTGTATAAACTTTCTCTATTCGATATCCAGTTAAATTCTGGATATGACTTCAACAGAGATGTTAAGTGCGTTGTGTACGACACTCCCAATGATGTTAACTTAAACTTTACTGCAGACATTAGCCCAATTGTAACTCCATTGATTGGTTCTATTACTGCATCTAGTACTGCCGTGACTGGCGTCGGCACTTCATTCCAAACTGACTTAATTGCTGGCGACTATATTTTAGTATCTGGTGTTATGTATCGTGTTGATTCTATTGCAAGCCAAAATGCATTGACTCTAACCTCTTCTTTAACAGCTACTGGCGCTGCATTTAGTAAAGCAACAACAGAACTTAAAGAACCAGGAAATAACAGCTTAATTTTCCCGCTGCCATACTATGCTATTCGTTCTATGCGTCAAGCTGGAACTGGTGGTGTTAATGATACTTCTTTTGTTTCGTATCAGAAATTTACTCAAACTGCAACTGGTACTTCTTTAGTTATTTCTACTAGTGGAAACTTTGCATCGGCAGCTGAAACAGACAACTACATTTGTATCGACAATGATGCTACAGTTGGTGGAGGTATTTTCACTCCAACAAGTATCGTAGTTTCTGGATCCAACGTGACAATTACTGTTCCCGCTGGACAATCTGGTCGCTCTATCACTGTCATTGCTGCAGTTATTAAAACTGGTTCTGGTTACGAAAAAACTAAAACGCTAACGACAGCAACTCCAATGGCGTTTACTACACAGGCTACTGCTCAAGCATCAACATTGATTCTTGAAAATGCTGATATCTATAGAATCATTAGCGTTAAAATGGCTCCAGCGTCAGCGTTTGGAACAACTCCAGCTTCTTCTGCTTATACTTTAGATATTTCAGATCGTTATGACTTCGATGATGGTCAAAGAGAAACTCATTATGACCTTGGACGTTTAACGCTAAAGGCATCTTTCTCTGCACCATCAAATCCAGTTAGAATTGAATATGAGTATTTTGAACATGGCGTGGGCGACTACTTCGATGTTAACTCATATAATAACATCAGCTACAAATCAATCCCGCCGAATCTTCGCGATGCATTAGATTTTAGACCACGTGTTGCTAATAAGTCTGCTGGAACAATTAGAAACTTTATTGGTACTGGTTCTTCATTAACTAATGTACCAAAACGTGGTGAAGACATTCAAGCTGATTTTAGTTTTTATCTTGCCCGTAAAGATAAAATTGCGTTAGACTCTAATGGTTTGTTTTTCTCCGTCTATGGAGTTCCATCCTTAGATCCAGGTGCACCTGAAGATCCTTCATTGGGTATGGTTCTTTATAATTTAGAATTTGAACCATATACATTCAGTACAGCTAGTAGCAGCATTAGAATCAACAAGATAGAAAACAAACGATACACTATGCGTGATATCGGTAAACTAGAAAAGCGTATTGATAATCTAGAGTACTATACATCTCTATCGTTACTAGAAACTGAAACACAATCTCTAAAAATTCAGGACGCTTCTGGACTAGATCGTCTAAAGAATGGATTTATTGTAGACAACTTCACTGGCAATAATATTGCAGATTCATCGTCAAAAGATTATTTCTGTTCTATTGATATGGCAGCGCAAGAGTTGCGTCCATTTTATACAATGAATAATGTAAATCTATTAGAGAAAAATTCTAATACATCGCAACGTGCTGCTTCTAATTATCAATTAAACGGTGATATCGTAACATTACCTATTGTGGCGAATCCAGTTTTAATTAAACAAGACTATGCTTCTCGTTTAGAAAATATCAACCCATTTGCTATCTTCACATTCTTAGGTAATGTTCAGATCAATCCACCTTCGGATGACTGGTTTGAAACAGAAAGAATGCCAGATATCATCCAGCAGGTTGAGGGCAACTACAACATCATTAAAGACGCTGCAGAAAGAACTGGAGCATTAGGCACAATTTGGAACGCTTGGCAAAATGAATGGATCGGTGAACCCGTTTCTCGTGGATCTGTCAAGTATACATTCGGCAATAATTGGGCATCTGGTCGAGGCGACATAAGATTATCACAACTAGCAGTCCAAGCTAGATTCGGAATTAATGGATGGGGCGCTGCACGTCAAATCGTTTCTGAAACTATTGCAACCCCAATCGGACAAAGTAGAACTGGTCTTAAAACAAGTTTAGCTGTTAAAACCGATTACGAGCAGGTTTCTGACAGAACTGTTTCTACTGCCGTTATTCCGTACATTCGTTCAAGAAATGTTCTAGTTCAGTCTAAAGGATTAAAGCCAGGAACTCGTTTCTGGGCATATTTCGAAGATGCTGATATTTCTTCATATGTAACTCCAGCGGCTAAAATAGTTTATACTTTATCTTCTGGTCAGTTTGATTCTGAAATAAATGTTGGTGGTTCTGCGTCAGAAACTAAGAGAAGAATCGCTGGAGACTCGCAGATCTGTTTAAACAAAGGTGATGTTATTACCAATGCTGCAAACACTGCATCTGCTGTAGTTGTCTCTAAGACTATCGATCCAGATACTGGTGCTCTAACTTTAGAAGTCATGAACCGTATCGGAACATTTACTACTGGTCAAACATTCACTGGTTCTATCAGTGGTGCCATCGGTACTATTGTATCTGTCACTGTGCCTACTACATTAGTAACAAATAAGAATGGTGATCTGAACTTCTTATTTAAGATTCCAAACACAGATGCATTAAGATTCCGTACAGGTGCTCGTGAACTTAAACTTATTGATGCTAGTGTTTCTACTGGCGAATGGACTTCACGTGGTCGTTCGATCTATCGCGCGCAAGGTATCTTAGAAACTAAACAAGCTACTATTAATGCGGTTCGTAATGCTGAGTTGGTTCAAGAAGTTATTGGTCCAAATGATGATCCAGCAGCACGTCAAACGATTTTTCAGTTAAATGAAAGAGTTGTTTCGGACACAGGCTGGTGGGATCCTCTGGCACAGTCATTCTTAGTGGAAAATAAAGGTGGTGCCTTTATTACTAAGATTGATATTTTCTTCGCTTCTAAAGATGATAGAATTCCAGTATCGCTAGAAATGCGTGAGATGGTTAATGGGTCTCCAGGTAAAACTGTTCTACCGTTCTCTCGTGTCACACTTAAACCAGAACAAGTTACTCTTTCTTCTAACTCGGTTTCTTTGGATGGAACTAGCTATCCTTCGTTCGATACACCAACTACGTTTACATTTAACACACCAGTATATGTTCAAGATCAAGGTGAATACTGTTTCGTGTTGTTATCTGACTCTAACAAGTACAAAGTTTGGATTTCTGAAGTAGGCGATACAATTCCAGGTTCTTCTAGAACTATTTCTGAACAGCCATACAATGGTGTTATGTTCAAATCTCAGAATGCTTCTACTTGGACTGCAGACCAGAATCAAGATATTAAGTTTACCATCTATCGTGCTCAGTTCAATACCGCAGTTGTTGGTAATGTTGAGTTTGTGAATGATGTACTACCACTTTATACATTAGAAAAAGACCCGATTCAAACTGTGTCTGGAACTAACCTTGTTCGCGTCTGGCATTATGACCACGGTATGTCTTCTGGTTCAAGAGTCACTATCTCTGGTGTAGCAGCTGCTGTTAACGGTATTCCTGCAGCAGAGTTAAACCTTGAAAAAGTTATCTCTAATGTAGATTTAAACTCTTATACAATCACAACTACTACTAGCGCGACAGTATCTGGCTATGGTGGTGGATCTGTTGTTAAAGCATCTAGAGACATTCAATATGATGTGATTAACCCAACCATTCAAATGCAGACATTCTCTGATACAGAAGTTGGGTTCTCGATCAAAACTACATCAGGTAAGTCTATCGATGGTGGAGAAACGCCATATAATCTTTCAACAACATTCTCACCTTGTTTAGTTAAAGAAAATAATCGTTTCAGTACTCCAAGAGTGATTGCTTCTGAAGTGAATGAGAATAACTCAGCACTTGGTGGAAATAAATCTGTGGCGTTCTCGGTTCAGATGGCTTCTACCAATGATTCATTATCTCCTGTTATTGATACTGCTCGAGCAAGTCTGATTGCAATTTCTAATAAAGTTAATACACCAACGGAAAGCAATACTAACGTAGCGGCATTGGATATCAAGAGCATCTTCACTCATACTACTGGGGCGTTCACGTTTGTTGCTGATGGTACAATTACTTCTACCGTTACTGCAGTACGTGCGGCAATGCCAGCGCTAGGTATTGGTAGATACGTTACTATTTCAGGCGCTACTGCTGCTGGAAATAATGGAACTTTCTTAGTTACTGGTAACTCTGATAATGGTACTACTACAACGCTAACTTTAAATACAACCTTTACTGGACAATCTTCTATCTCTGGAACAACAGTTTCATTGAGAGAGTTGTTTGTAGATGAGATTGCTCCAATTGGATCTTCTTCTATTAGTAAGTATGTTACCTCTCCTATTATGTTGGCTAATATTTCAACTAATACAAGAGTTCGTTTTGCTGCTAATATTCCAAATGGTGCGGATGTGCTAGTTTACTACAAGACTTGTATTGGCGAGGCACGCCAGCTAGACACGACTAAATATACTCTAGCTACTCCAGATTCTACTATCATTAAAGTAGAAAACGGAAATGAAACATTCTACGATATCGACTATAGTATTGAAGATATGACCCCATTTGATACAATTGTCGTTAAGTTAGTCATGAAGTCTACCAATAGTTCTGCTATTCCTCGTATTCGTGACTTGAGAGTTATTGCTTTAGCATAATATGACTTATTTAAAGGTTAAGGGGCATGATGGCTTGGTTAGAGATATGTCTAATGGAGCCATCATAAATACCAGTAAGGCAGAATATGATCGTTACATGAAACAAAAGAAAGCTGCA